TTGTTGGTTACTTCTAAGATTTTCTTTACCATATCTGGATCCGGAAATCTTTTTACTTTAGCAGTTAAACACCACCTTTGAACTGACGTGCCGGGATTTTGTACACCTACAATGCCAAGCTCAAGTCCAAAATTATAGTAGGATAACCCTTTCTTTTTACGATATTCTTCAAGTGTCATAAGTCCTTTCTTTATCTAATATGTATCTATATATATCATATTATTTTCTTTACAATAAAAAAAATATATGTATAGATAGTGGAAAACTAAAGGAACTTATGAAACTTAGAGAAAAAACAAAAGAACAATTAATAGAAGAAGCATTTAAAATATTTAATGGTGGTAAAGGATTAGATCATTGGTCTTACTCTTCTACCTCTACACCTTTTGCAAAAAATTTAATTCAATATACTTTCCCGGAAAAAATTAGAAGGTCTTGGTCATGGAGATATAAACCTCAATTTGGAAACCTTGTAAACAATACAGTACAAAGATTGATTGCAGATGTTTTATTTAAAACAAAAACTTCTGTCGCTGCAGAATGGGACCGGGATTATAATGTTTCTTTTAATAAAGAGCTAGAAGAAATAAATAAAAAAGATCCATTAGATAAAAAAGATGAGTATGCAAGAAAAGAAATGTTAAGTTATGCACACGATTGTATAGGTATTACAAAAAAAGTAGTGAAAGATTTAGTAGGAACTGATAAATTAGTTTGCGAAAAATATGTTGATCACAAAGAATTTACAATGATCAAACCGATAACTGGTAGAGTAGATTATCTGACAGAAAAATTATTTATAGAATTAAAAACAAAACCACCGAACATTAGAAAGGTTAAGAACAAGGATGAGTGGTACTTGAGTACACAAGAGCTACCCACTGAACCAGCAATGGATAACCTAACACAGACTTCATTTTATTATATGACTACCAAGAAGGTACCATATTTAATTTATGTAAATGACAAAGACCATATCATCTTTGATCAATCGCATGAGTTAATGAGTGAAGAACATCTGGAGCATTTATACTTTAAGATGGTTGAAAAGATTATACTTTGGGAACGTATGATTATGTTTTGCAAAGGTAATCTGTCTGAACTTGCATTGATGTGTGAGCCACCAGACATGAACCATTTTTTTTATTATAAAGATTTAGCTCCGGAACAATTACAATTAATAACTAACCTATGGGGAATAAAAACATGAGTAAAATAATAGTAGTGTTGTTGTCTTTAATAATAACAACAAGTGCATTTGCACACGAAGAAACAAAAACCAAATTAGTATTTGGTAAGAAGTGTACTGTAAATAATAATACAATAGTTACTTCTTACGTTTGGAAAGTAGAAAAAAATTCTAATTGGCAAAAAGATATAAACAAAAAAAACTGTGAAAGGAAAAATGACTAAAAGAAATATATATCAAAAACTACATGCCGCTTGTTTGAGCGCAGGTGCAGTGAAGAAAGCTGCAAAAGCAAATGGGATGCACTTCAACCCACTTTTGCACGACAAAGTTCAAGAGGTAGCAACACAAGCATTGCTTGACAATGGATTGTATGCGACTTGTAATTATTTAACAGAGATTGTACCAAACATTAAACAAGTTATGGTCGTATGTACTATGAAAGTTTATGATGTAGATGATCCAACACAACATATACTTGTTGATGGCTGCTCTGCATTTGGAAACCTTGATAAGTTTGGAACCGGAAATGCTATGTCATACTCAAGAAAGTATGCGTTCTTAAATTTATTAAATTTAAAAACAGGCATTAAAGATGAGGATGGCTATGAGCCAAAACCATTTGAAGAAGATTCTACAGAGCAATCTGTTGAAGAACCTACATATATGGATGATACTATAGATGTAGAAGAAATGAAACGTGCTTTGAAAGCAACTAACTCTTTAGCTGAATTTAATGAAGTTAAAGATTTAATTAGAAAGGATGTTGATTTTCTAATGAGAAATAATTTACGAGCATACAGACAGGTAACAGATATTGCCGAAACTCGTGAATTACAATTAACAAATGATCAGCAGTTAGCTGAAACTATGCAACAAAGCTGATGATAACAAAGGAGAAAACAATGAGTGAAGATGTAGTATGGTGTAATCTTGTAAGAAACCATAACAAGAATGAAGCGAAGCAACCGGATTGGGTAGCACCACCAAACGAAAATGCGCCAGAAGGAAAGAAGTGGACCAAAGGTGTGAAGATGGCAGATGGTAGTTGGTGGAACCAGTGCGCTTGGGATGAACAGGATGGAGAAGGAAATGTTGTTGGTATAACTGTCAAGATTTCACCACCTACTTCCAATACTGACAAACCTGCAACCTCAAATAAAGGGTTTCAAAGCAAACCTAATTATGGTAACAAACAATCATATAAGTTTTAATTAACTTATATCTAGTCTTGGGGGAGTTTTTCTTTCTAGTTCCCTTTCGGTAGTTTTCTTCCCCAAGACACCTCTCTCAATATGGATAAGAAAATAACAGATATAGATCAAGAAATTGAAAAGAAAATTATTGATGATCGACAAAAAGATTATGGTGACTATCAAGAAAACTTTGTTTTATTAGCAGAAATGTTTACAATTATATTGTTTGGTAGTTTAAAAAAAAGAATAAAACCATATCAAGTAGGTCAATTAATGATGGCTCTAAAACTATATAGATCAACAAAAAATTTTAAAGCAGATAACTATTTGGACCTTAGTGTGTATAATAAAATGACCAGAGAGATACACAAAAAAGAGGTTGCCAAAAAGGATAAAGTATGAAAAAATACCGAAGAATTATCAATGGAGAATGTTCATTTGAAATGATTGAACTATTTGATGATGTAAAGAAGGCTGCAAACAACTCCAATAATGGAGAACTTGTAGAATGTAAGATCAAAAATTTAAAGATTGATTTTACAACAGTAAAAAAGGAGCATGATGGAACAGATCAGATTGCGTCTGCAGAAGTACAGGGATCTTCAATCGAAGAAACATAAGAAGTACCTAGAAGCAAAGCATAAAGTAAATAAGTATCAAAAAGATTCTTATAGATTGCTTTGGAAGATAGAGCAGACAAAAGAAGAATTGATGAGAACATAAACTCATTAATTTAATTATTAAAAAAAACTAAAGGAAAACGTAGGGGATCTATGACTTTAAAACAAAGAGAAATCTTTAAAGAACTAAGATTAGCTATGATGGCTGGTCAATACTCAAACTTATCAAAGAAAGAAAAATTAATTTATAAAAATGCTTTTAAGAATGGTTATAAACTAGCCAAAAAACATATTAAAAAAAATAAAGAATATAAACCAAGAAAAATTATTAGTTATCAATTTAGAAATATAAGTCCAGAGATTGTAGATTCTGTAATCAATAGAGTGTGTGTTAAATACGAAGTACACAAAAAAACTTTACTAGGTAAATGCAGAAATCAAGATGTAGTTCGTGCAAGAAATATTATACACAACATTTTAAATGATAAATATAATATGAACTTAACTAATATTGGTAGACACTTTGGACAAGACCACACTACAGTATTACATTCAATACAAATGAAAGCTAACAAAGAAAGATTTTGGGGTCCAGAACAAACTATCTGGAATGAATACTTAGATTTAATTAATTAAGTTCTTGCGTAGTTAGGTTTCTTACCTTGTCTAGTTTTTCTTTCAGCTTTCTTTTTTCTTGATACTGCAGCAGCTCTCTGACTTGCAGACATGGACCTAGCTTTAGCAGCAGGAACACACTTGGGATAGTTCTTTCTTTTTTCCCCACCACTACGACCACACTTCGGAAAGCCACCACCCTTTTTAGGGTTAGCAATATCTACCCAGTTAGCTTGTACCCAAGATCGTAAACCTTTTGACATTACTTTCTTTTTTTCTTTGTAGCTTTAGGTTTTATTCTACCACTACATACACCGGCTGCATACATGTTTGCATACGCAGATGGATACACTTTAAACTTACGTTTGGCAGCAGCCTTACCTTTAGCACATAGTTTAGCCATGTTTCTTTTGTACTGTAAACTTTGCCATCTTTACAGCTCCTTTATGTGGTTTATAAGTACCTTTCATCAGTTTAAAGGTTGAACCTTTTTTCATCCAATGAAAACCTTTAGGTGCTTTTACAGATTTAGTTGCCATTATTTTTTCTTTTTATTTTTATTCTTCTTCATTTTTGCTGCAATAATTTTTTTCTTTAATGCAGGTGGAAGATTTTTCTGTTTACCTTTTAACATTAGTACATTCTCCCTTTAGATTTTTTAGCTTTCTTTGCTTTCTTAACTTTCTTTTTTGTCATTGGTTTCTTCATTTTATATCCCGGCATATTGTTTCTCCTTTAATTTACGTTTACAATAGTTATCAAAACAAGAACCATCTTTACCATCATGGCAAAAATACTTCTTGGTATGAGTTATAATCCATCCGCCTTCATTACTCAATAGTTCTTTATTACATTCTTCACAATAACCACAAAGCCTAACTGTTTCTCTTTTAACCCAAGTCTTACGTTTCATTAACAGTTCCAAGCACGAAGTGCTTTGTTAATTCTACTGTTAGGATCTCTTGCAGTTTTAGCTGAAGTCAATTTCTTCTTCATGCCTTTCATCCTCGCACAGAAACTAGCTCTACGTTTGTTGCCTACTTTTTTACTTGGTGCTTTTAAGTTTCTCTTCTTGCCGGTCTTTGTACGACCTTTGTTATAAGAAGCTCTACCTTTAGCATTTAATCCTCCTTTAGGATTCTTGCCTTCTTTACGTTGCCATGCTGGTGTCTTTGCCATAATTACTCCAATATAAGTTTCTTGATTGATAAGGACCCATCAATATTTTTTTCAAGCTCTGCCTTGCTACGCACACATTGGTAAACAATATTACTACCAGTGTTTGTACGATTTGCTAATCTTTTACCTTTAAGGCAAGTGCTAAGATCGGGTTGTATACGAGCTTCTTTTATCTCTGAATTAATTACTAATAATAATGCTACCACTATTTCAATCATGACCATTACCATTTTGTCTTACTTTATCTTTTAAATGTTCAATATCTTTTAATGCTTTTTCTAATTGGTTTTTTAAAAATTCTATATTAACTTTGTTAGTCATGTTCTGCTCTTGATTTTCTGTAAGTTTTTCTACGTCAGCAAAAACTGATTCCAATAACATAAACTGTTCTTGATCAGTTGGTTTTTGTTCTGACTTTTTAAGTAAGTCAGCTTGAAATAATTCTCTTGATGTTTCAAGTGATGTAAGTCTAGCAGTAACTTCAGTGTATGCAAAGATACCCATAGCAACTGCTACAATGATACCAACCATATTTTTGATTGGCATACTTACAGATGTATTTTCAGATACTTTCATTTCTTTTTCTTCTTACATTTACAACGTGGCGCAAATAGTTTGTCTATCAAACCACAAAGTATATCTAATTTTCCAAAAAAATTATAGATAAATTTATCAATCATGTTGCTGGTCCTCCACAAAAAGCCAACAACGTAAGCATTATTATAAGAACACCTGTGAAATAGTAGTTCATCCTGTCTATCTCCATAGGTTATCCTTATGTTTGATTATATAATGATAGCAATAACCAATACTACAGCTATTGCGATAACCATTTCTTTATGGTCTGTCCAATAGTGCATAGCTTTGTTCTTAATCTTTTGTATCATATTTAAGTCCTGTTCGTGTGTAGGTATATCATCATGCATATTTATATCCTCCGACTTTTTATTATAAGATATTACTTCCCTTGTCCACGATTTTTTGATTTACCTTTTTGTC